CCATGTGGATCATCATCGGTCCAATCAACAACATCATAATCAAAATCGATTGACTCATTAGTTTTATTTAACTTAATAGATTCGTATTTAAATACAACTCCATGATACTTACCACCTTCCAATTTAATAAACCAGTGTTCCTGCTCCATATCCTTCTCAACGAAGGACCACTTATCGTATAGTTTTTCTGTTGTCATAATAATCCAATGCCATTCCTAATAAAAGGAACGGTGTCCATAATAAAATAAATCCCACCATAACCACACCTATTATTGCTAATAGGATAATCATAGCTAAGATGTTTAACCAATCAACTACTTCTTGCATCTTGGTGAATTTGGCTTACGCTTACATCTATAGCTGCCGTGGCTATAAGTCTTCTTACTTAGTCTATTGCCGTTGTTATCTTTGCGTATCTTTACGCCATCAATTGCTGTCTTACTCATGTTTTCCTTCCCATTTTAAATACGCTTTTAACGTTTTTGTATTTGTACATTATTTGTTCTTTACTTTCCGCCATAATAGTTCTGCCTGTTCCATCAAGGAACATCACACACCACTGCTTAAGAATCACTTTCCTTTAAGATGGCTGTGAGTTGTCTCTGCAACTTGTTAAATTTAAACTCCCACCCATCACACTCATTACACTTGTTCTCATACATCGTGGCGTAATCTAACTTCTTAGTGAAAAATTGTTTAATACGTTCTATATATCTATTATACATGATTTACTCCATAATGTCAAGCATTAACGGAAAGATCTCCGCAATTACTTTTGCACATTGCTTTGCAACTTCAATGTGTTCTTTCTGTGTGCCATTAGCACTTCTTAACTCAATGTAATGAACCCAAGAACGTAAAGTTCCGTTCATATACATTCTGCTCATTGTATTCCCTTCTGGCAATACAGCACGAGCTTGTTCTTTTGCAATGCCGTTCTCAATGGCCCAGTTATAAGCATCTAATGACTTCTTAATCAATTCCTCTTGCTTAATTCTCCACATAGCAGACAATGCAGCATTATCGGTGTCGATTGAGTTCTGTCTATTCTGCGTATCTTGAAGTCTTGCTTCTCTTAACATGAATGCCATATCCTTAGTAGGATCAGCATATCGTTGAGAAAACTCTTGGAACGAGAATGATCTGTGTCTAAGGATTTGACGTCCAATGTCACGTGTAGTTTCGATCTCCAGGCACGCTGATACTGTCTCTAACGGACTCCAATGCTTATGTTTAATAAGATACTTAATGAGCTTATCACTAGTCTCTTTGTTGAATTGATTACTTGGATTAGATACCCTTGCGCAATATGCAATTAGATCCTGAACATCATTCAGGCCTGCCTCTTTATACTCTTGGCTTGGCATACTATACGATACCATCTTAACCTTAGTAGTAGTAGATTGGTGATCTACTCTTTTCACTTTATCTGTGCTCTTAATACTATTTGTTCTTTCCACCACTATATCTCCTATACTGTAAATTTACTATAATCTGCTGTTGGTTGATTAGTATCTACTGATAACGTTTGTGCATTATCTTCAACATCATACAACCTCATCTTTGATCTATCAATCCCCAACACAAAACGTTTAGTGTCTCCTGTTGGATCGTTATACCTATTTTTCAACTGTTTAACCTGTATCTGATTTCTCTCTTCCAATTCCTCAGTAGATATCAATGCGAACATTAAGTCAGCCGTTGCAGGTAGTCCAAATGACTCGGACGTATCTGTCAACGATACATCTGAATTATCATAACCACCACGAGTAGTTTGAGTAGCTGTCAAGATTGGAAGATTGTTCTCCATTGCTAAACCTCTCAACTCTTCTGCAATTGCTTTAACATACGTGTATGATCCAGAATCAGCTTTCATTCTACTAGAAGCACAAATGTTTAGATAATCAATGCAAATCAAATCAGGAATGAAATCCTTCTTCAACTTCAACTCACCTAAGAGTGCCCTAAAGTGAGTCGCATTAGCAGCTCCCGTTGGATACTCTTTAACAATCAACTGGCCCAAACCTTTATTAGTGATAGCATTCATCTTCTTATCAAACATATCTTTGGACAGATTCTCTAATTGAGATATAGGCACATTCATTAAGTTAGCATCGATACGTTCAGCAACTCGCTCTTCACTCATTTCCATAGATATGTATAACACATTTTTCATTTGAGTTAGGGCACCAGCAGCAACATGACACATAAACAAAGACTTGCCTACACCAGTACCAGCTAATGCAACGTTTAACGTCTTATTAACCAATCCACCTTTAGTGATCTTATTGAACATCTCTAAGTCGAATGGAAGATGTTCCTCTTCTCTATGATAAAACTTATAACGATCATCTGAGTTCTCGATGTAATCGTGACCAATGTTGGTATCGAATGATACAGCTAAGGCATCACTCAACAGCTCAGGAAGAGCATTCTTGGTTAAATCTTTATGTTTGCCATCAATGATTTCAATTGATTCCATAATAGCAAGGAATATAGATCTATCCTGACACCACTTCTCCGTTTGATCAATTAACCAATCTTCATCAGACTCAGCAGCAGGAGCATTCAAATCGTTGATAACAGAATACACCTCTGTAACCATATCAGCTGGAATGGATGCTCCATCTTGCAACTCAACACTTAACGCATTAGTAGTAGGAAGATTGCCATACTTTGTTACGAATGATATAATCTCATTGAACACCAGCTTGTATGGACCATCAAAGTACTTCTGCTTTAAGTGAGGTATAACTCTTCTTGTATACACCTCATCATGAATCAATGAGCGTAGAATTAGTGTCTCTAAATTCACTCAGAGTCTTCTTTAATCATTGAAGCATGACCAATCTCGTACTTAGTTTTAAGGAATGATTTAAATTCAGGCAATGCTAGAATAGGCTCCCAAAAGTCTTTACCTAAAGCTTTAGCTCTCAATTTAACATCAGATACTTCACCTGTCGCAATATTTACTGGAGAGTACCAACCCATAGTAGGCTTAACAACAAATCCACCTTCAATAGCTGCATCTAATAAACCAGTATATCTTTCAATACCACCTTCCCAAGTAACAGAAATTGGAATCTTGCTCTTCTCTTTAACGAATCGAGACTTTTCAACATTAATAATGAAGTTATATCCTTTAATGTCTTTGCCATCCTTCTCTTGTTGTCTACCAATGATCCAAATGTTATCAGCTGAGTAATAGATACCTGTACCACCTGATACAACAGCTTTAGAGAACATCTCCATTGTTTGGTATGTATGATTGATAGCGAGCATAGGAATATCTTTCATTGAAAGATATGGAGTACACATTCTAAATAGACCTTTCAGGGCTTTGGCTCGTGACATATCAGCAACACTCTTCTCATTCATAGCATCATCCATTTCTTTCTTGGATGCAAGATTACCAATAGAGTCAATCACAATGATCACTTTATCTTCCTTAGCAATCTCTTCCAGTTGATTCACAATGTCAAACTTCAACTCTTCAACATTGGTGATTGGTGTGTGTAACACTCTGCTTGTATCAATACCAAAGCTTTCAAAGTAACTTTGGGGGCTTCCAAATTCTGAGTCGTAGAATAGGATGATAGCATCTTCATGTTTCTTAAGGTAAGCCGCAGCCATTAACAAGCCGAATGAAGTTTTAAAGTGCTTCGATGGTCCTGCCAATACAGTTAGTCCCGATGTCAATCCTCCATCTGGATTGCCAGACAGTGCAACGTTTATCATAGGTACTGGGGTGGGTACCATATCCTGATTTGCAAACAGTTTAGATTTAGACAGTATTGCAGTCTCTTTGATCTTACTATTCTTTTGTAGCTTATCCATTATTCCCATATACATTTCTCCTGTTTATAATATACTATATTATACACTATTCCTTACTTAAAGTCAACGTTTTCATAAGCAAAATTAATTGCTCCTGTAGCCTCTCTTTCTAATGGTCGATTATTATACCAACCGCCATTCTCTCTATCGATCTGAGTACACATCTCTGCGATTTCATTTGAACTGATAGGGTACCTTTGTTTGATTGCTCTCATAGCAATCGATACCATTATCTGATACATCTTACGATACCAACCGGTCTCACTGATTGTATTATACTCAGCAACTAGTGCCTTATTAACGAATGGACAATTGTGATAGCTGTCCCAAGCAATTGAGGTGTTTGTCATTTGGTTCTTTCTGTACTCTAATATTTGATTGCGAACCTTCTCAGGCAAACTGTCTAATAATGCATTTCCTGACGGCTTTTCAGCGTATTCTATGCTGTCCATTAGCACCACTGGACTCATTAACTCCCCAGCATTCGTGAATATGAAGCTATGAGCACCTCCATAATTACCAGGAACGAAGTACATACGACTCAAATCTTTAGTTTGTGGATCACCGATATCCCCCAATGTCTTATTCAAAGCAAACCAGAAGTGTTTAATCTTATTCGCTGGGACGTTCTCTGATAAAGGAAACACCAATCTAAACTTAGGATGTTCTTTGGTTGATGACGCAGTTGAGTAACACACGTAAGTGTATTGACCATACAGATCATGTAACTCCTTTTCAAGGTTGCCTTCAAACACATGATCATCAACATCGACAGCTGCCCAACCAGCCCAATTAACAACACTCTTGTTAGCTCTAGTTGTATTAGGAAGAAAGGTTGCAGGACTCATTAATGGAGCATCTTTCTTCTCCTTATACTCAACTGAAGATAGCTGATGTAAGAACTTCATGAAATCATCAGGAGTCTCGAACTGCATGTTCTTATCAGTCTTATTGTCATACAGATTCTTGAATATTGTTAGGCTAATCAAAAGAAGTCCTCCAACGATACAGTGGACTCAACACTCCAACCGATAGCATCAAAGATTGGCTCGATCGGTTTAAGGAATGTCTTTTGGAACTGGAGATCTCTATCAACATAATCATCAGCTTTGAATTCTTTAGGAAGATACTCAGGGAATGATACTACATTTGATTTGAGAGGATTGGGCATCTTCATGTATGTAAACTTAATCTTCTCTCCACTTTGTATCATAGTATGCTTATTGTCTAGGTTTCTCATGTTAATAGCATCATTATATATCAACGCTCCCCTAACATGAATAGGAGTCCCTTTAGCATATATGTCACCATCCTTACCTCTCCATTTATCAATCTCTGACACACCTCTAGGGAATGATACTTCATGAGCAGCCAATGTCATGAAGTGTTCTTTAAACTTAGCAACTTCTTCTTGTGTATCAGACTCATCACCTTTAATAATAGTCTTAAATATGTGTTTTAGTGCATCACGACAAGCAGCAGGTGTAGAAGACTTAACAGCTTCCAATCCCATAATCTTCAACTTAGGCTCGGCATACTGTACCCCCTCATTATTATGAACATTCAGGATGTATCGTTTCTTGGCTGTCCATATTCCTTTATCAGCAATAGCCTCTCGTTTCATTACCATCTTCTCAGCAATACCACCTAATGTCTTAAATAAATCTGTGTACGCTACTTCAAGTACCTTCTCCAACTTCTCATGACAAACTTTATCGAGGAATGCAACAGGGTTGTTAGGCTTAACAAGCTGAACGAGAGGATCCATGTTAACATAAACACTATCAGTATCAATAGCAATAATGTGATCATAATTAGTGGTCCCCATAATATCATTCATATAACCATTCAAAGCTCTTTCAGCCCACTTAATAGTTGTTTGACCAGAAGTCGTAATAGCCTCAGCAACATCTTGATTAAAGTATCTAAAGTATTGGTTGCCCATCGCTCCATATAAACTGTTCATCAAAATCTTGATAGCCATCTGTTTATTCTCAGCAATGTTGATATCCTTTTCAATCTTATAGATAGCTTTCTTATCTGACTTAGCAATACCTTCCTTCTCTTGTTGATACTTCAGCATATTCTTCTTAACCACAACACGTTCAGCATATAGATCACCAATGATACGAGGAATCGTTCCTAACTTATCATTTCTGAATCTTAACCCATTAGCAGCAAGACCTGAGTGGGGATCATTATTACGAACCTTTCCATCCATAATAGCTTGAATAGATACTCCCCCTTCTTTCATTACAATAGTCTCGGGACTCATGTTATACTGACAAATGATGTTCGGATATAGTGAGTTCAAGTCAAATGATACTACCCAATTGTGTAGTCCTACCTGAGGAGCTTTAACATAACCACCAGGATAATCACCCTTCTCAGAATGGATATTAGGAGGAACTACAACACCACGACTTGTTAAGTCACGATATAAGATAGAATCCCATACTCCTACAGTACCCATACATTCAGCATAGTTGATACCAGCTTTGTATGACACAACCATTGCGAGTGTGATCAGTCCCATCTTATCTTCTAATCGTTCGATCAACTCAACGTCTTTGATGTTATAGTCGATAAACTTTTGATGGTCTTCCTTGTATAGTGTATATAGGTTAGCGTGTTCTTCATATGATAACTTACGTTCGCCTAGAACTGTATGTGCAACATGATCCAACTTGTAGGACTCTTGCTGTCCATACGAATAACCAAACTTCTTAAACAGATCAAGGTAATCGAGAATAGCAACACCATAGATGTCCCACCAATGAATCTCTTTATTCATTATCTTAGTCTTACGTGGACGATTGTATCCCCAAGGACTTAATCGTTTAGATTCTTTCAATGAACACACTTGAATGATTCTATTCACGAGGTACGTCATATCAAAGAACTTCACGTTCCAACCAGTTACAATGTCAGGATAGTTTAATGCCCATCGATCAATGAAGCAAGTTAATAGATGTTTCTCATCAGTACACTTTCGATAGATAACTTCACTATCCTTCATATATGATTTAGAAACATCATAGTCATTAAGACCATACA